AGAATATCCAGTTAAAACGTTTTGATCGTTTGGTCCGCGTTCCAATTCGGAGTACTGTCCACGAATGAATCGATTTGTAATATCTGATGATTTTACCTGAAATGATCCTAGGGTAACAATTCCTCTTGGAATAATATCGTAAGTGCCTTCGGCTACTGGGATTTGACAGTTGTCTGGGAGTCCAATATAAAAATCCTTTAAGAAACCCTCATCAGTTCCAAAATTATAGAGAAATGGAACAGAGAATGTCTCTTTATGATCGTCTCTAGACAGAGAAAGTGTCATTGATCCATTCAGGAGATCAAGTAGAGCTATTGTTAAATTCCTTAAAAAAATATCGTCGGTGTTAAGTGCCTTCATACTCTTATTTATCAATCAGGCTGTCTAAAAAGAAAAGGCTTCCGTAATGGAAGCCTTTAAGACATGGTGGAGGTGACGGGAGTCGAACCCGTGTCCGCAAGATTTTCGAGTAAACTCTCGTTCACACGCTTAGTCCCATTTTCTAACTGGACCAACTATCTCATTCTTTAACGACTTAGAGCTAAAAGTCGGTAACGGTTAGACTTGGCCGCTACGCCATGCTGGTTTTGCAACTTTGGTTCGGTCAAGCAGTTGCCGCTTGGTTACTTATGCAGCTAAAAGCTCTTCAGTAACCGGAGTGCTAACGCCAGCGTTAACTAGGCTCCAGAAGTTAGTGTTTCCACTTATCGTTTTGATACGTTTTAGCGAGTCTTAGCATCATCCTCGGCGTGCGAGCATACTTGAACCATCCGCGTCAAATCCAAGCACCCCCATGTAGTATAAAAGTATTATACTAAAAGTATTTATCCAAGGTCATGGTTTTGCAAAGAAAAGATTGGGCTGATAAATAATCAAAAAGAAGTCCGTTACCGATGGCAAACCTATCAAGTCAAAATACATCACTTAGACTCTTCACGAGCCTAAAGATCCGAATAAACGATATCTTGGGAGAATCAATCACATTCTTGCAGAATCGTTTCAAGCAGGCAAAGACCATCTTTACGGCAGCTTCGCCATTTGGTCAGTTGTTGATTGTTTTTGAAAACTTAAGCCAATTAATATTTTATTATATTGAAGACTCAATTACTGAGTTGAATATCAATGAGGCAACTCGACCATCTTCAATCTATTCATTAGCAAGTTTAGCAGGCCACAATCCAAGCCGTGCAATTGGCGCAACTGCCCAGATCAGAGTAGTTAGAAAACCTGGAATAACTCCACCCGTTAATAAAGCCCTATTAAACGATCTGTTCAAGGTAACTTGCGATAATAACGGCCTAACCTACGTTATTGAATTACCGCAAGATGAAATCCGATTAAACTTGACAGGCAATGAACCCCCAACAGTTTTTAGCCTGCGACAAGGTCAAATTGAGACCCAAACTTTTACTGGAAAGGGCCAAGCTCTTGAGAGTTACCAGTTAGGTTTTCCAAATAATTACTACATCGATAATTTTAAGGTTAAGGTGTATGTCAATGGAGAACAATGGACCAAATACGAGTCAATGTTAGACATGCCTCGCGGCGGAAAAGGTTTCATTGCTAAAACCGGGATAACTAATGGATTAGACATCTATTTTGGAAACGGTTCATTTGGTAAAATTCCAGCAGCCGGTTCTGAAATCGTTGTTGAATACTTAGTATCAGAGGGTGCTGGCGGAAATATCATAATTGATAATCCAAGTCAAGTATTCTTTACTTTCGCTGAGACTGCATTTTCTCCAATCGGAGAAGAGATAAACCTTAATGAATATTTTGATATTTACACAGTAAGTCCACCAAGTTTTGGTGTTGATCCTGAAGAGATTGCCTTAACTCGATTAATCGCGCCAAAAGCATCAAAGAATTTTGCATTAGTTAACGTTGATAATTACGAAGTTCTACTTCACAAAATGCAGATGTTCTCAACCATTAGAGTTTTCCTAGATGAGTTAGACGCAAGAATGATTAACTTATTTCTTGTGCCAGACGTTTCGCAAATGTTTAAAACCGGAACTGACTATTTTAACTTGGCTCTATCCAAATTCACGTTAACTCAATTTCAAAAAAATGAGCTTCTAAAATACATTGAACGCTCTGGAACAAAAATGATTTCAAGTGAAATTAATTTGCTGGATCCAGTTATTACTAAATACGTGCTAAACATCAGCGTTATTGCATTTGACGATGTTTCAAATGATATTATTAAGTCAGATATTTCAGACGCAGTCGGCAACTACTTTATTAAACTTAACCGAAACGACCGTGTTCCAAAGAGTGATCTAATTAAAATAGTTGAGGAGGTAAATGGTGTTGACTCAGTGAGCATCACAATACTATCTGAACTGAATGAGGTTGCTTTTACGGAAAGGCCGAATAGACGTGAAACTGATAGAGTTGGACTAGACGAATTTAATGATATTATAATTAAATCAGCCGAATTCCCAGTAATCAGAGGAGGTTGGTCCGATCGAAACGGTAATGCATATCAAACTGGACTATCTGACGGCTCGTTAGGTGCACTAAATATTGAAATTAAATCACAGAAAGTAGTTCGTAAAAAATTAGGAATCGTATAATGATAAGAAATTCTCTCTACTGGACAATATACAATCGCAAGGACAAACGCCTGCATCTGGGTTTTAAGTACAAAGACTCAATTCTAAAGAAGACTTTGTCTAACCAAATGTTTGGTGCAAATCCAATACTAGACGGCTTCATGAGCTATCTTGAAACCTACATTTACGAACACATTGAAGCAGTTAAGCAGATCAAAATATTTGCTAATCCTGCACTAGATAAAAACGAAAACCGCATAAACTAATATTATATGAGTCAAGTATTCGATAAGCAAAAGAAAGCTCAAATCAAAAGTGAGTTAGAGGATCTCCTACGAGGTTACTCAACAGGTCCAAATGGAGAAGACGATATCGTTGACGAGCAGCTTGGAGAAATCGCAGCAGCCCCGCCGTTAGATTTCGTTGAGATGAACTCTCAATTTGAAAAACAGGCAAAGGATATTACTGGATCAATGTTAAAGTTCTATGTTGATCTAGGTGTTCTAGACAAACATGATTACTTACGTCAAAAACAGAATCTAGATAATACAAATATCCAAAATATTTTCTTTCAGTTAAAGACGATTCGAATGGCAATTGAAAAAATTGCCGAGGAGATTAATCAAGGTAATGCCCACCCTCGTCTATTTGAGGTATTTGGTCAATTACAAGATAAGCTGACAACAGTTATTAAAACTCAAGCAAACTATATCTTATTCCTGGAAGATACTTATAAAAAGATGCATAGTGATATTGAACAAAAGTCGTCTGGTGGATCTGGTTCAGTAACTCCGTTACTTGCCTCAACTAGCGATTACTACATCACAGCAGGAACAAAAAATTTAATTAAAGAGATAACGGCTGAAGAGGTTGAAGATGAAGAGGACTCTCGACACTTAACCCACCCCGGTAGAAAAACTGAAGTAATGAACGAACGTGGACTCACCGATGTAATAAAGCCTGAAGAATCTCCAGAAGATTTTTCAGATGACGTTAACTCACTGATATGAAAGATTTTCTAACAAACGCAGGCGGGTCCTCTAGGATTAAGCTATCAAATCTTGATCAAGAGAATAACGCAATCTGGACGACAGCCAAAGTAGACCAACTACTTGAAGATTTCGAAAACGGCTTAATTGACGTTAAGACAATCAAGAATTCCCCATTTAAAGATAATGATCCTGTCTGGAAGAAAGCGAATATCGTTTTCGAATACACGCCAGAAGAGATAGACGAGATTAAGCGATGTAAAGCTGATCCAGTTTATTTTGCTAGCAAGTACGCGCAGGTAATGACAGAAGAGGGAATTCAGCAAATCACGCTTCGAGACTATCAAGAAGAGATTATTAGATCGTTTAAGAATAATCGTTTTAACTGCTTGATGGCAAGTCGTCAGATCGGTAAGACAGTTATGTCTGGCGTATTCGTTGCATGGTACCTACTATTCCATACCGATAAAAACGTATTAGCGGTAGCCAATATCGCGTCTACTACCAAAGAGGTACTTGATAAAATCAAGTCAGTATTCGAGAACTTACCGTTCTTCCTAAAACCTGGTTGCATTTCAAATAACGTAATGTCCATGAAATTTGATAATGGGTGTCGTTTAATTGGTCGTACTACTACCAAAAATACTGGTATTGGTTTTACGATTCACGTACTATACATAGATGAGTTTGCTCACATCAATCCATCGTACCTTGACTTCTTTTATCGAGCAATTTATCCTACTATTTCAGCCTCATCCAATTCCAAGATTATAATAACCTCAACTCCAAATGGAATGAACCGTTTTTATGAAATCTACATGGACGCTCTCGAGCAAAAGAACGCATACGTTCCGCTAAGAGTGGACTGGTGGCAGGTGCCAGGTCGTGATGATGCTTGGAAGAAGATGACAATTGCAAACTTGGGGTCAGAAGAAGATTTTAATCAAGAATATGGATTACAGTTTTTCTCATCTGATAAGCTCTTATTACCGTCAAAGGATCTTAAAAAGATCTTTAATCTCCGCACAGACTACGTCATCCCAGAATGGTCCCAAACTCCAGATAGATTGGAACTATTAGACGGAATTTCAGTTCACCCTAACTTCAACAAGTTAAGCCCAGATGACATTAAGGCTGATCCCAGCTATTATGTAATTTCGGTAGATACAGCCGATGGACTGAGTCGAGACTTTTCAGTAGTTAACGTGTTTAAGTTCGTTGCACTACCTATCAAAATGTTGGAACAGGTAAAAGACTTTATTAAAAATGAAACTGATATCTTTGCGCTAGTGCAAGTTGCAACGTTCCGAACCAATAAAAAAGATATTAACGAATTCTGCAATTCGCTAGAGCATATTATATTCAACATATTTAATCCAGACAAGGTTAGGATGCTAATTGAATTAAATCATAAGGGCGAGTATGTGATGGACAAAATCACAAAAAACGAAGCCTATTGGAACGGCATGCTAGTCTTTTCAAAGCATACTGAATCTGCTCAAGCCTGGAAACCTGGCCTAAAATTAACAATGACAAATAAGATAAAATTCTGCGAGAGATTTAAGTATCTTGCAGCAGTTAATAAGATCTTGCCAAATGAATTTAAGACAATTCACGAACTTGGATCATTCGGTAAATCATCAAACGGTTCATATCGCAGCCAAAGTGGTAATGACGATTTGGCGATGACTTGCGTAAACACATCATCGTTCTTTGAGTCTCCAAACTTCTGGGAGATTGCAAATGAAGAACTTGACAATCAGCCAAAAGAATATTTAGCAGAAGTCTACTCAAGGTTCCTAAATGAAGTATATTTAGCTAAAGATTCCAAGTACGATTTTGATACACTAAGAAATCTAAATCAGTCAGGCGTAGCAAAGAGGCCGTCAACTGCACAGCAGGCAGATTCCAGCTACGTTGACTATTACAAGGAGACTTTACAAAAATTCTATGGAAATACGTAAATGAAGAAGATAGATGAGGTCCGAAATTACCTGGACAATAAACACAGTATTTTTAGTCAAATCGTTGATGCAATAGATAGTGCTCATAAAAAAGGAGCTCCACGAATCTACATCAAAAAGTTGCAGATAATGGAAGAAGCACTGGATGTAATTGCAAATAGAGAAGATTGGCCAGACTGTCTTGAAAAGGCCCTTGCTCTATTTGAAAGTCTGGAAGATTACGAAGCATGTCAACGTTGCAAAGATCTACAAGTCAAAATACAAACACCAATTAAAAAAACCAAAAGAAATGTCAAATAGACCAGCTAAAAAATCACAACGACAATCAGTCACTGAAATCACAGAGAAAGATTTACGCTCAGTAACTCTTAAACCATCTCAACAGAAGTACTTAAATCAAATTTTGTCTAATGACATAACTTTTTGTTATGGACCTGCTGGGACAAGTAAAACATTTACAGCATGTCTGGCTGCACTAAACCTCTATATTTCGGGCAAAATCAAAAAGATCATCCTATCTAAACCCATTCAAGAATCTGGAGAAAAATTAGGATTCTTACCTGGTGAAATCAAGGATAAAATTGACCCATTCATGGAAAGTTACCGATCGAATTTGGTAAAAATATTACATGATCCAAACCTGGTTAATTGGCTCGAAGGCGCTGGCGTTATTGAATTTAGACCGCTTGCCTACATGAGAGGCGCTACTTTTGATAATTGCTTAATGATTTTAGATGAGGCTCAGAATGCTGATTTTAAACAACTGATGTTGTTTTTAACCCGAATGGGCAAGGATTCTAAAACTTTAATTTGCGGAGATGTAAGCCAATATGACATCAATAAGAGTAAAGTAGCTTTACCTGATTTTATCAAATTAATGACAGGTATAAATGGAATAGGAATACATCAATTTGGAGACGAAGATATTGTTCGTAATAAAATCTTGGTGCAAATCACAGAACGCTACGAAAAATGGAAAGACGAAAACCCTAATCATAAATTCTTTAAGTAAAAAATAACTACATGACGTCATACGACTTAATTAACAAACAGCTCAACGATGAGATGCAATCACTTGCCGAAAAAATTAAAGCCGGCGAGTACACCGAAAGAGATAGAAATAGACTAGCCTCTATTATGTATCCAAAATTAAAATATTTCATCTGGAAATTTTTTAATGACCCGGACGAAACCGAAGAGGTTCTACATAATACTCTCTTTAAAATATTTAAAGGATTGGCTTCGTATAACGATAATTTCAGATTCACAACTTGGATCTATACAATCGCAAAGAACGAATCTCTATTGCATAAACACAAATTGCAAAAGCAATGGGCCGTTCGTTTAGATAATATGCTTTCGCCTCCAGCAATTGAAGATGATTCAGCTTTCAATTTCGATAAAGAGATTTACCTAGATTCACTGTACAACATGACCCAAATGGAAATGGCCGCTCTGCCTGACTGTATTGAAAAGTCAATTCTAATAGACAAGGAGATTCATTTAATGAAAGGTAACGAAATTGCTGAAAAGTACAGCATGAACCTGAATACCGTTAAAACCAAAATCAGAAAGGCTCGTAAAATGGTAAAAGACAGAGTTCTTGAAAAAAATCCTCAAATGCGAGATAACTTAGAACAATATTTTTAATTATGGGACTACTTAACTTACTTAATCCGAAAACGTTCTACGAAACGTTTATGCAAATTGTTAAAAACATTGCAAATCGTAATTTCTATCGAAAAACAATGAAGACTCTGGAGAAAAACGGTTCTCTTAAACAGCTCGGTATGCGATTAGACATGCGCCATCGTGCATATTATGTTTTAAATCTTGAGCCTGAGACCCTAATGATGGGAATGGAAACTCTCGAGCTTGAAAAGAGCCGAGTGCTCGAGTCAATTTCTTTTAAGAAGAGCACATTTGAGACAGCTGGCCTTGCTGAATTAATCGAAGCTCAGACTGACCGTATAAAAACCGAAGAATATTACGCATATCTTATTCAAATCAAATATCGTAAGATCTCTAATTGGCTAGACTCTGTGTACGTTATCACATGGGCAGCAATTGCCACGTTTTTAATCTACTGGATCGTACAGGGAGCACTTAATTATCAGGCAATTGCTACGGTAATTGACAACTTATTGCACCGAAAATAAATAAATAACTAAAAAGACGTTTTAAAATGATGAATTTTGTAAACAAACACTTTAATAAAATTGTACTAGGTTTACTTCTAGTAATTTTTGTACAGCAATGTGGTAACTCAAGTCGAATTTCAAAAATTGAAAAACAGGAGAAAATCACAAATACTCAACTTGACTCTATGTGCACAAGCAAAGAGCTTAACAAGTATTTGGAGATCGAAGGTCTGAAAGCTGAAAAGCGCATGATTCAATCAACTGATCGTAAAATCCTAGATGTTAATCGTCAAACCGAAATTGATAACGAGATCAAAAAATTAGAATCAGGTAAATAATGGGAAAGAAGACAACTGGCTATTTTATAATCGGTACCTTTGTTACACTTTATTTACTGGTTTCAGTAATTTCAACGATTCACGTAATTGAATTCTTTGAGCTGTCCAACCCAAGGTGGTTAGCCATAAGTTTAGCAATTGCATTTGAAGTGGGAGCAGCAGCATCCCTTGCTTCATTAATAACTCTTGAGAAAATGAATAAAGGAATCGTTTGGGGCCTTTTCATTATCTTAACTGCAATGCAAGCCATGGGTAATACCTATTATGCATTCACTCACCTACAAAATTTTCAAGGTTGGATCGAATTATTTGGGCTAGTTGACGAAGAGTTAATTTATCAAAAAAGAGTACTGTCAATTGTAAGTGGAGCGATTCTACCAATTGTTGCGCTAGGCTTTATTAAATCACTAGTCGACTATATTAAACCAGAAGATGCTGTAAAAGTTGGAGTAAATGATCAGATCACAGATGCTGTTACTCAGGCAATTGAGCCAGGAATCGATGTAATTATCGATGATGGTGGTATTTCTGAGGAGTTTGATTCAATGCAAGAACTATTTAATCAATACGAAGAACCTGAGCAGGCAGTAGAAGAGCCTCAGCCGGCTTCTGAACCCGAAGCTCTTGATATCGTATTGGACGTTACTCAACCTGCTGAAACGCCAACAACTAAAGCCGGCACTCGAATAGATAGATCTAGATCAATTGACGAATTAATAGCAAGAGGAATGCCAATAGCCGGCGCCTCAGGATTAAAGAAACCTTTCGATCCATAAAAAAAGTCTATCATGAATGTCGTACATTAAATATAATGATGATCCACTAGCTAGAAGAGTTAGCGATGCTTTTGCGAACTTATGCGCAGGTGATCCAACTAAAAAGGCTCTTAAGCTTCTTGACAGATGCTTTAGTATCTTTAATGGATCAAAAAAAGAGGCAAGTTTTTGCGAACTAGAAAATTTCATCTATCCAGTAGACAGCAGTCTCTCGATAGATTTTGAAGTTTGCGGAGAAGAAACTTTAGTCGTGTACGATAATGCAACTGATTCAATTCCATCATTCGGGCCATCTGGCACTCCATCTAATTATCCATTAGGGGAAGGACTAGAGTATATTCCATCAGACTCCGCAGACCCATCAAGCTCACCGTTGTATCACGTTATTCAAAATGACAAGAATTACGTTAGAGGTTGTATCTTATATGTAAAGTATCCAATCAAAGATAAACTCGGAGACGATACTCTACCTGCTGATCATGAGTGTAAACTCAAGTTCACAAACAGAGTAAACGAAGAATTTGAAGTTCCTCTACACCAATTTTTTGCTCATTTCGCAAACCCTGAAACTAGGGATGCCAACAGTCTAATAAATAAGATAGAGATAACCAATCCAAATGCTAACTTCAGTATTAAAGTTACAGGTATGATTATCTACACAAAAAGTAATAATGACCCAAGCGATTGCGCTTGTTAAAAATATAAAATAGAATGACACCAATCGCAAGATATTTAAGAACTCACACGAGTAGTGATAATGCAAACAACTACACGCCAACATTCACAGACGGGTCAGGTTTCGGGTCAGCGACTGGCTCAATTGGAACTTGGACGCCAAACTATTTTGGAGTTCACAATCCAACTACCGCACAAGACGTTACCATTTGGTCAGTTGATCAAGGAACCTCAGGAGCAGGAGTAACAGTTCACCTACTTAAAGGTTCAACATTTTACGCAAGAATTGCAAAAATATCAGTATCTGGAAACGTTACCTTATTGGGCACAACAAATACTCCAGGCGTAGTTTAATATGACACCAGTACTAACATTCGGCCAAAGACAGCAGGCAATGCAAGGTCTACCTTTTTACGGAAAGGCTGACTTTAATTTCGTTGCGTCTAAATCGCCGTTTAGTAATGGTATTGCAATAAAGCTGTTGCCTCTATCTGATCTTTCTAGACCTGCTCAGGTTGAAATTGACGAATTTGAAGAAGAGATAAAAGCCATGAATCGTCAATTTAAGAAGGGTTCAAGAATAAGCGGAGTAAAGGTAAATTCAACTTTTGCTACCAAGGATAAAAATCCACAAGTCGTAATAGGCAATTTCGAATCCCTAAAGATCGATAAGCAAACTAAAACAATTAGAGCATTCATTAGAGATCCTAAAACTCTAAAGACTATTGAAGTCTATCCTGAAACTCTAAATCGCCTAAACGAGTCCAAGTCACATCTAGCGAAAACCTTCCTAGAGTTCGTGATATAATTAACTAAACACTTTAGTAAAAATGATAGAGAAGGATAAAGTCCTAGATGAAGCTGCTGACTTCTTAGAAGAGCAGGATAAAGCCTACGGATTAAACACCGACGTTCCGCCTACAACCGAAGAGAAACCAATCTCTCTAGGCAAAGCCCTAACTCCAATGCTCGAATCAACAATTGGAGGACCTAATGATCTTTTTTGGAAAAACGTTCCGCTAGAGAACCTTCCATCCCAAGGACTATTTTATCCAGAAGATGCTGAGATCACAATTAAAGCCGCAACCGTTTCTGAAATTAGACAGTGGTCAACAATTGATGATGGCGATATGCTAGACATTGATGATAAGTTAAATTACATTATTGAAAAGTGTTGCCGTTTTAAAATTAAAGGAGGCAGATCGTGGTTGTCTTGGAGAGATATTTCTCAATTAGATCGCCTTGCATTAATCTTCATGATTCAGGAATTAACTTTTCCAGCAGATCAAAATTCATTATTTGTCAAATTTGAATGTACGACAGGTTGCGAAGCAGATACCAGATGGATAGATGATGTCAGAATCAAGAGTAACATGCTAAACTTTATTGAATTACCAGCAGAGGTAATGAAGTACTATTCTCCAGAATACAAATGCTTTGAAATTAAATCAGAAAAACTAAAAGAGACTTTCTACTTGTATATGCCGACTATCGGAACAATTGAAAGACTTCGTGCAAGAATTTCAGATTCTAGGAAATCAGGCAAATCACCAGATAAAGCATTTATTGGAGTTGCTCCTTATATTGTTCAAGATTGGCAAGCTTTAAACTTACAGCGGTATAACGATCTAAGTCGAGAATCATTTGCTTGGCATATCAATAAATTCACATTCATTAAGAAATTCACAGAGATGATAGAGGATGCTCGATCATCAATGGTTAATACTCAATGCCCTAAGTGCGGAAACAAGGTCTCAACGCCTCTTTTTTCGCAGTCCGGCTTCACGGTCAAAGATCTTTTCCTTATTTCAGGCGGACTTGACGAACTTATTTGAGATTAACCGAATTCTTGCCGTGAAGCTTAACCAATCATTTAATACGTTATATGAATTGCCGTATTACGAATACTGCCAATATTTAGATTTCTTAATCAAGGATTCTGGGTCAACAAATAACGAGAAATTCGAGTTGGATCCAGGAGATGCAAATCAATAGCCTTGTTGTGGGTCTTAATAAATAACAAAAATAGTCGAGACAATTGGCAGATTACATAATTAGACCAGCCTTTCTTACTGCATACCGAGATGCTACCGCTAAGCTAAATAAAGATTACTCAGCTGGAGCAGAAGCGTATGACAAGGCCTATGAAGACCTAGAACAATTAATTTTTCCCTACCTTGGATCGACTCCTGAACATAGAGAGCAGTGGATTAAACTTGTACATGCGTACTTTAACAAAACTCAAGGAGGTTTTTGGTATGCAACTTCAAAATGGAAAGACATACCTCCCACTAGCGTGTTAACTGCGTCAGACTCAAAAAGTGTTAGAAGCTACTTTAACGTTCTTGCTGGAAATCCTTCATTCAAGTTTATACAAGGTGGATCCAGCATAGATTCAGTTGACCTGTTCAATAAGCTTAGAGAAGATCTATTTCATTTATTGGAAGATTCACCAATTATTGTCAAATCCATATACTCGCTAGCAATAAATTCCCATGTAAAATGGCAATCAGTTAATAATTCAACAGTCAAACTAGATGATTCAGTTTTAACTGATCACTTTAATTCAATGTATAATCAGGTAACAGGTTGGTTACTTGACTTCTATAAAGGAGAGCCCTTATATTCAAAGAATGGGGCAACCGTAGCAAAGGTTAAAAAATTAATCGCAGATAAGTCTGTTGTAAATCACATTAAAGTATTAATGGAACAGGGGACTACTTCTAAAAAAGGAGTTGACAATTCTGCGCTAAAAGCAAATAACTTTCCGGTTATCGAATTTATTATTGAATTTGAAAACCGCTTTATATTTGAGTCCGCTGCATATTCTGAACTTAAACCTAGTCAAACTTTACTAAGTCTCGTTGAGAAATCCGGTGCGCCCGCTCAACCGACTCCTGGTAACGTATTGTCTACTCAATCAGCAAAAGCTGCACCGGCCAGTTCATCTGAACCTACTGTTAAAAATACCGGCTTAAACACAGAAGGAATCGCTGAGGCTCAAGTTGAGGAAACTTCTCCAGAAGTTGCGGTTACTACTCAAACGAACCAACCTAAACTTCCAGAAAACCAAAGTACTTCTGACAAACCTGTAGCCCCTAAGGTTGAAAATCAAACGAATCAAACCTCAAATACCCAAGTTGGTGATCAAATTGCGCAGAACGTAACAAATCAGTCGTCTGTTCAAAATACCACAGTCAATAATTCTATACAGCCATCGACTGGCTCAGACGTGTTGTCTGCTGCTAGCGTTAAACCATTATCAAATGAGGCTGCTAGAAGCCAACTGTACATAAGTCTACAGGGTGCAAACTGGAAAGAAAGTTTAAAATATAGAACCGAACTTCTTAAACTTGATGAGGCCAAACAGGTTCAAATGGCTCAAGCCTTTGCTAAAGATCCTGGAACTTTACCTGATATTATTGCGGTTCTCAATGGAGAACGTAGAAAATTTAAGATGGAGACTGAGGAGAAGAAGACCAAGACTAGGGAAGAGAAGCTTGAGAAGAGCAAGAGAATACTAGAAGAGGCTGAACTCAAGAAAAAGGAATCTACTGTCACTATTGGAAAGCCGTCAGACGTTGTTGCTGGCAAAACTGATACAGCTGAATCTCCTGAAATTGATAAAGACGACTCTGCAGATCAGCCAACTAAAACTGAGACGAAATCACCGACTGCTGATCTAGTAAAAACCGAATCAAAAACTTTACTTAAGGGAGATCAGGCAAACAATATCATTAACCCTCCCAATAAAACGGAAGCGGCAGTTGCTCAACTCGGAAAAACAATCATTCAAACTTCTGCAAGTACCGCAACCGAAATTAATAAAGCAGTTTCAAATATTAAAACTGCAGAGTCTAGCACAGTAAATAATTCAAATTTAAGCACAGTAAATAATTCAAATTCAGTTAATCCTACCGCAAACCAGTCTGATCCTGCTAAAAATACTGATGAAACAAAAAATCAGGAAGCAAATGCTGGATCCGGCTTATCTGAATATTATCTACATGCAATATATGATGCCCTAGTCGGCCAAGGAATTAAAATTAGAGTTTAATATGAAATACACAAACGAATTAAGAAAAATTGTGTCTGATTATTCTAGAATACGAAAATCACTAGAATCATTGGAAGAACAGACTAAGCAGCTAACCATTCAGAAAAATCAAGTTGAGTTGGAGTTAGCTCAAATACGAGAAGACGAGACTCTCCTAATAGATAAAATAAAGACTGAGACTGGACAGGTTCCAGACTTTTATAAAATTTTACAAGACCTAAATGAAGAATCTATTATCGGTGCTTAATACTAATTTAAAGTACATCATGGCAGCAATAATCATTCTGCTTATTTTGCTCTCTTTGAAACAATGCAGCAAAGCAGACGATTTGGCTAGAGAAAATGCCTCTCTTAAGCAAAAGGCTGAAATTACATCAGGTAACGTTGAAGTCCTAAAAGATTCAATGCACTATTGGAAAGATCGTGACAATAATAACTTATCTGAAATAAAGATTCTATCAGCAGATAAGGACATGCTAAAATCAGAGTATCGAGAATTAAATTCAAAATTTAAAGACTTAGTACACGATAATAACAAGAATGGCGAACTTATTGCATACTTAAACACACAAATTAAATTTAAGGATCGTGAACTTGCTAATTTAAAATCAGCTACTAGCACAGAAGGCGGCAGCAAAATTCTAAATGACTCAACTGTCCTAATTGATATTTTCAAAAAATATGATACTCTAAATTATTACTCAGTAACTGGAACAGTTTTTACAAAGCTTAAAGACAATAAAATCCAGGCTGGAAAAATAGATTTAACAACATCAGTTAATATGGGAATTGAATTAGGTATCGCAAGAGATCCTAAGACTAAGATTGCAAATATTACAACAAAAACAGCGTTTCCTGCAAAAATACAATTAAGCGGAATAACTCAAATTGAGCAACAGCTTAATAAAAAGCCTAGCGGATATTTAGGTTTAAGTATCTTTGGTGGATACGGTGCAACTTTACAAAATCCAGTGATCCTAGCTCCAATGATTGGAGTTGGCGTATATTACTCGCCTAGATGGTTAACTATCAAATTACACAATAGATAAAAATGAATTCAAGTTTCATAAACCTATCAGATTATTGCGTTCTAGAATATAGATCAACCCCATTGGGCGATCCAAATCCGTCAATATTATCGTCTGACTATTTCTTAGTTGACAATAAAAACGTAAATACTCTTCAAATCTATAATACTGACGGATATTCAGATATCACTCATAATTCTAGAGACCTAAGCGTCATTTCAGTTGGTGGATCTAAAGCAATCTACAACGATATTACCCTTATTCCAATCTATACTCAATATGATCCGCTTATTACTGAAACGCAATTATCATCGAGTCTAAGCGCTAATGTTGTAATGGACACAGTTAGGGTCCATTTTGCGTCAGGCTTTAATTTCACAGAAGTAGAGAACATCATTATTGGAGTAAAGCACAAGCTTAACGATCTTGGTCAAATGCAATTAGCCAATGTCCTACTAGACGCAGCAACTGCTCAATCAATTTTTACATATAACACTCGTCCATTATTTTTAGCAAATACGATCTATGACAGATACGTAGATATTAAAATTCCATCAGTTGCATGGTTAGACGAAGATTTTACTCAATTCGGAGATGCATCTTTTGAATGGGCTATTACTGGTGGAATCGGATTTATTAAAGGAGCTCCTCTATCGGTTTTCCTAGCTGAGGCAACTTACGAAGAATACAATGCTCCAAATAACGTAACCTACGATCGCTATCAAATAGTTAACTATTACGAGGGATCAGTTTCACAAGTCAATAAATTTGATGGGTTAGGCTGTCATTTACAAGAAGCAACAGATGGAGACTATTTAGAGTTCTTTGCAACCTGGAACGGTGCTTTCCCAGACGCTTTAATCGATACTCTAAATGATAGTGGGCCAGATCAAGATTGGTTCTTTACTCATCAATTAGAAGTATACGAGCAAATTGGCTCAGAGCTAGTTCCATCCGGTAATATTATTGTTTATCAAGAGAACACATTTGATCAAGTTCTAACATACCGACCTATTCTAAAAGAAGCCGGTTTTGCAGTATCAATGTCGATTGACTATACACTACGTCTAATTAATAGAAAGAACGGAGACCAAATAATTAGAACGGGTTCACTAAGCGTGATCAATCCAAATAAGTACGGTAAATCTCTTGCAAAGATTACTCTACCCGAAGGCCCACAGTCTATGAAAGTCTACAATAAAATTGTACAAAAGAACTTTGAGACTGGCAGTATCTTTGCTCCAAAATCTACTCAAGTTGATGCTGGAACACCAGTTACGACTGAGGTAATTACTAAAACGGTTGAAGTTAAGATCCCAGAGTACATACCGATAAAACAGTCCTCAATCAAATTGAGCCAGAAAAATGCGCTTCACCGAACTGGCGATGCAACTGATCAAGTAATTTATGGACAAGGAAGAATGACGTTACCAATTGATCCAACTGATAATGTTATTAAATTTACGGTGTATCAAACGGATCCAAGCAAAGCAACAAATCAGACAAAG